GCTTTTGAAGCTCTGGACACCTCGTATCATACCAGGGGGGCTCTTTTTTGTGCAAACCTCAAATTTCCTTCATTACAGGAATGCTCCTCGTTTTCTATTCTTTGTGCCACAAACATAACGACGTCTAAAAATGGCGTACCCCGGTATGGTTTTACCTGTTCTTCAAAGGCTTCCCATGCATCGATCCCAAAATCAAGGATCCGCTTTTGACTATATTCTCCTGTTGTGATTTCAGTTTTGGTAAAGCCATATAAAAAATGTTCAACTATTGTTAGTAGCTTTTTAAATTTTTTTAATACAATCAGCACCGGCATTTCCTCGTACATGACCGTAAATATGTCGCGTGAATAATTAACCTCCCCTTTAAAGGCAATGTGCTTTTTCTGCGAAACGGCCAGGTTGACCACAAAAGGAGGATCAGGTGGCCGCAGCAAGAATTCTCGCATTTCCACCCGGTTCGGCAGCCACAGGTGTTCTTCATTCGCCACATTGGAGAATGTTCTCAATCCGTACCGTTCCTTTGTGGTCAAAATTGAAAAGCAGCAGGCCGGGCAGACGTGGGTACCGGACGGGTTTTTTGCCTGGTTCCAGTCCGTGAATACGTTTGAGAATACCTTTTTCAGCTTCATCCCGTGTGTCATTTGCTTTCCACAGAGGAAGCAGGCCCCGGTATGTTCCTCCATGTCCTTATGCTGCATCGGGTCTACAAACTTAATATTCCGTATGATCTCATTTCCTTTTCCGTCTTTCGTGTTCTGCCAGATCACACCGTTTTCATCCTTCGTCTTCTTCCAAGCAGAATAGATTAAATGTGTGGGCATTCCGGCACCAACCTTCCCCTTTTTTGGTTAATTTGAATGTACCGCTGCTGTACCTTTTCCAGTCTACATATCCGTGTGCTTTTAATTTTTTGAGATGATAGTTCGTGCAACCGGGCGATAGTCTCAATGCTTTTGAAATTTCCAAATTTGTAGGACTCCGTTTGTTGCGCGTCTGAAAATATTTAATAAAGCGCAATACCCGTAAATGCCGTGGTGTCAACTCCGCATGCCAGTTTCTCGGAATGTTAAACTTGTCCAGTATTCGTTCCATCCTTGGCCGTCCGATATGCAATGATTTTGCCAAACTTAAAACGTCCATGCCGCTGTCGATATACATCAAAATCAAATCATCACGGGTAAAAAAACAATTTCCAACCCGTATCTCCGTTTCTTCATTCAATGTGTAGCAGCGTTCAGCCCGCATCTTGTCACCTCACTATTTATTCCATATCAGCCTGCCAAGTGACAGGCCGAAAATGAATCCGCCAAGAAAAATCAGTAACATTTCACTATCTCCTTCTTTCAATACAGTACAATGACTTCTATTGGATTTTTTAATGTACCAATTCGGTCAATGTTAACTTCATCTAATTCAACTAATGAACCGTCATCGTATCTGCTAGGAATGAATACTTTCGCATCTCCTGCAAGTTCATTCGCTTTTAATAATTCAATCAATTCATCTTTTGTCATAATTGTCCACCCTTCGAATTTTGGTTCAACCAATAATGTGTTTGTCCAATTCCGCCTGCGCTTTAAATAATTTTTGTAGGTTCATTATTTATCCTCCTCTTTCTCAAACCAAGTGAATTCTTCACCAACTTCATCCCAAACCCAATCCTCAAATGCATCTATGATTTCTTTATCCGTCGAATTATCTTCAAACTCAAATTCTTCCTCGATTGGCGTGAATTGTGGTCCCCTGTTTCTTAGAAAAACTATTGTTCTCATAACTTGCTCCTATCCCTTGTATTGGTTTTTATGGATCAATGCATATTCCTGGCCACTCACCATAATTTTTGTCGGCAGGCCTCGCTTTACCTTTAGCACCGTTACAATCGGGCGAAATTTTTCGCCCTTTTTCCGTACCTTTGGTTTCATATCTTTCACCTCCATCCTATATGACATCCTGCCCGATTAGTCTCATCCGATCGATACGCTCTATATCAAAAACCTTTCCGTTTTGCCATATCAAGATATCCTGGCCAAAAGATTTTGGAGTCACTTTAGTCAGCTGCCCATCCTGGACGATATACACAGCTGTCTCCATCAAATCTATTTCAGTTGTCATGTTTTGTTTATTATCTTCCAATAGGTTCACCCCTCGTGGTAAAATTAGGTATCAGCTGTTTACCACGCCGGGGGAACCCGGCTTTTTTTATACACCCATTCAAAGTGCAAGGCTTAGTTGTTCAAATTGCGGTTTTGGATCCGGTACTGGTTTCCGTGAACGTGCCCATCTCAAAATATGGTTTGGCGTCATCCATACGTCTGAAAATTTATAGGAAAGCGTATCGCCCTGCAGAATGACCGCATCCACGCCAAGAAGGCTCAGCTGCAGATAACACATGTGAACTGCTTTTGCATCGATATCTTGTGCCACAACCCGCATACAGGCCTGATAATTTAACTTTCGTTTTTCCAATGCATTGACCATGCCGATTATGGTTGCTCCTCCACCACAAGCAGGCTCATTTAATGTGAAGTAACCGTTCTTCTTAATTTGCTTCTCATATCCGCTAATTGTCAGTTCTGCAAACATATTTGCAAGCGACATCGGTGTAAAAAACTGACCATGCCAGGAACTTGAAAGTTCCAATTTCATAAAGATATCACCCAGCACATCTGACGGATGCTTGTCCAGTGAGTTAATCAGCTCACCCAGGATTTGAGGAAATATTTTCATTTCCTTCTTGTCATACTTTTTCACGATATCCATGTATCGTGCCTCACGCTCTTTCATATGTTGAAAATCTACTGCGTTTGAAATAGATATCGCCGACATTTCAAGAAAATCCGCAAAGACAGTAAACATATCGTGCCTGTATCGCAGTTTTTCAAAAAGCTTGATCATCCGGTCAACCGACATTGTCTCCATCACTTCCAGTCGTATTTGCCGTCACGTTTCACCAACACGGCGTGTCTCTTGCTAAAGATACTTTCCTTACGCACCTGTTCCTTGTTTAGGCCTTCTTCAAAAACCGTGATGACCATTAATTCTTCCCGGTCATGAGATATGGCCCGATGTTCAGTGACCCTTCTTGTCATTTCCAATCACATCGGTCGTGCGCTCACCGCGTCTTACTCGTTCCAGCTGTTCCGGAGTTAGATACCAGATTGTAACCTTGCCGGGGCGTTTGGCTCTCCATCCGGTGCTGGTTCGGAGATTGTATCTGTCCTAAGGATCATGAACGTAAGTTACTGTCATCCATACCACTCCTAAACTGTTTATTTTGGCTTATAAGCCGTTTTAAGATTTTGGTATATAAATAGTCATGTTCCGTTTTAAAACGGGTATATGAGGCAATAGAGAAGTCCAGCGCCTAAATCCCTGCCTGCGCTATTTTCTTCGCTGCCTTCCGTTTCTTCTCCAATTCCTCCAATTCAATCCATCCGCCCCATTTCTTGCTGTATGTAACCAGGCTGAGTTTATGGGGATATTTATGCTCGAACAGCTTTTTCTTTATCTTGAACGCTTCAGTTTCCATGCCCTTTACATCCACAACCTCGATGGATCCATCCAAATGGTGAATCTCAAAATCTGCGATGTACTCAATCTTGCGGTATTTTTTTCCGTTTTTCTCGAAAGCTTCCTGAAGCAAGTACCGCGGCTGTAGCCGGAAAAATAAGATTCGATTGTTTTCCTGAAGCCATTTCAATTGCTCGTAGTAACGGGCTTCGATTTTGCTGTCAAAAACATATCCGTCCAATTTAACTTTTTTCGATCCGTACTTCGTTTTCTTGGTAAGCTGGCGGTATTCTTTCGCTGTCATTCGTTCCTGCATGTTTGCACCTCAATATCCATTTTCCTGCCGTCTATAGTTCACTTTGTTTTTCTCAAAGTACGCTTTCTCGATTTGTTCCCAGGTAAAGCCGAGCATTTCACCTAGTCCAAGGAAGTTTGAAAAAAGAAATTCATACCATGCTTTTCTGCTATCTTCTGTATATTGTCTAAAAGTTGAAGCACATTCAAATACTTCTTGCCATTGCATTGTTAATTTATCGGCGCCAAAGCTGACCGCAACACTGGAATACCAAGGATTTATATCTTGCAACCCAAGACGGTTTCCAATGCTCAAAATAAAATGCAGGCAATCAACGTATTCTTCAAGTAAAGGATTTTTGTATCCGTAAACACCTGATCCATCACACCTTTTACAAGGCCAAGGTTCTCCACCTTCAAAAACTTCATCGTGGTTCATGTAACCTTTACCGTAACAATACGGACAATCAATCGGTATTTCTGTTCTCGGCTCTTGGTCATTGCGCCAAAACTTAAACCCTCGCCATTCTTGCGCACATTCTCCGAGCTCAACTTGCAAAGCCAGGATTAAGTTCGGTAGCAAATTAACGCCCTGCAATCCTTTCTTTTCAATAATGTGCTGGTCCAGTTCCGCCTGTGCTTCAAATAATTTTTGTAGGTTCACTTAAAGTACTCCTCCCCAAATGCTTTCTTAAATTTTTCTATCGTCTTGGGCCCGATCCCGGGCGTCTCAGCCAGTTTGTTTAGCCTTGCCTGCATAAATCCAATCGCTTTGCTAATGCCCATCTGCATGCCGATCTCGATTCCCTCACGCTTGCCACGCTCATAAGCCTGCTGGATAACCGGATTTTTTGCCATATCAATCCCCCATTTGTATTTTTTGGAGGGTTAAAGCGTACACCAGATCGTGATAAGATAAGTCGTAGATTGATTGATTATTGAATTGAGTTACACCGTTATTTTCGAGTTGGCGGAGTAGGTGGCTCCGCTTCAACTCGGTAATTGTGGCGTTTGTCATTTTAGTACACCCTTTCTATCTTGAGTTGATCCCGTGCTTCTTCCAAACGTCGTTGCAAAATGATTTCTTCTTTCTTAATTTGCTCTTGCGGCTTCGGTCCGCACGCCGGGCAAGGTTTTACCATGATTCCAAATCCCATATCCTCGTAAACAACATGCCGGCCATTGCATAGTTCACACATCAGCTTGCTCCTTTCTTGATACGCCAGTCAGTCCCCTCGGCTTCAAGCAGGTATTTTCCGCACTGCCCAATTAGCCGGCTTGCGGCCGCATATCCTACTTTTTCTGCCAAGGTGCCGCGATCCTCATTCGAGTTGAATACAATCGGTTTCTGTTTCCGGTATCGCTCGTTAATAATCTGGTAGTAAAGAGATTCCTTCGCTTCCGACCACTTCACTTTGCCGATGTCATCCCAAATCAGTACATCTGCATTTGTGGCCGCATAAAGCAAACGGTTCAGCTGCTCTCCCTCATCGTTCATCATTCGGGCCTGAATAAGCTCATCCATGAAAGTGACATCTGATATAACCAGAACATTGAATCCGTCTTTAATCAGGCGTTTTGCCAGTGCAATCTGCAGATGAGTCTTTCCAATCCCAAAATTGTTATGTTGCTGTTTCACGGCGGCCCGCTCTGCTGATGGCAATTCTTTCATGCGCTGTTCGCCAAAAACTGCAATCAACCCAAAATTATGGGAAGAAACCGTTTTTTCCTTTTCGCCATTTTCATTGGTCGTCATCTTGTATTCTTGCAAATACCTTTTTGTAAGGTCATACATGTCTTCTTGGATTTGGCTCGTACGCTGATAGTTTTCAAAATTGGCGTTTGTAAACTCATCTGGAATCATGGAGTTTCGGAACCGGCGCCGCCATGCTTTTCTTTCCCGACATTCGCAAGGCTTAGCAACTTCATATCCCTGCTCATTCCGATAAAAAACAAATTCCGTATCCTTACAAATCGGGCATTCGTAATCATCCGCCCCAAGCTCGTCTTGCTTCTTCGGCTTCTCGGATTGCCTGTTCTGCGCTTTTTCCAGCAGGTCGGCCATAACTTCTGCGATACTTTGGAATCTTTGTTCCATTGTCTTCACCTCTCTCTGCTTCCTGCTTCTCGATAAACCGGTCAAATATATATCCGGCGCAATAGTCAAGCGTCTTGATGTAGTCTTTTGGATGTTTAGGCTGGTAAGACGCAAATTTCTCTTCCATCCATTTGATTGCATCATCGACATTGACACCGTATTGGATGATCTCATCTGCTGCTGCTTTATCCTTAGGGGTAGCCACAAATCCGTGATTCCTTAACTCTATAAATCGATTGAGAAGCTTATTTACAGCAGCTGCTTCATTATTTAGTCCATTATTATTTAGTTCATCAATACTTAGTTCTTTATTACTTAGTAGTTTCGGGTTTTCCGTCGACGGATAATCCGTCAACGGTTTTTCCGTAAGCGGATTTTCCGTCAACGGTTTTCCCGGTAACGGTTGATCCATTTGAGGGACTTCAAAAACAAGTGTTTCATAGTTGAATGTCCCGTCCTCATTCCGGTGCTGCACCCGCTTTAAATAACCCAGATCTCGCAGTTCTTTAAGCGCAGTCCGAAGTGAGTCGCGTCCGTCCTTAGCATGTTTTTGCAACTCTGTGTCATAAAACCTCCAATCGTCGGGTAAAGAAAGCATATAGGCATGCAGCCCTTTCGCTTTCCAGCTCAGCCGTTCATCCATAAGCGATGTTTTATTCATTACGACGTAGTTGCCGTTCTTTTGGACTCTGTATATGTTGGCCATGCTTTCACCACCTCAATTTCCTGTGTTGTTTCCCCCTCGAGGTGAGGGGGATTTTTTCAGAATGGAAGGTCATTTTCATCCATTTCAACAGCCGATTTCTTATCTTCCACTTTTGCCTGTTTCTTTGCCTGCTCCGGTTGTGGCGCTTTTTCTTTCTTGGCTTCCGGTTCTGGATTGTAATCAATGATTTCAGGTTCTTCCGCATTCGTTTCATCCGTGATATCATGTGTTTCCTTTTCGTCCTCAATGACAGCCGTCTGCATTTCAATGCTCAAAATTCCCCACTTACTGAGCATGTTGCGGATGACCGTTTTCATGGCCATAGCGTCATAATCGCTTTTCCATACATTATTGAGAGCATTCTTGTCCTTCATCTTGTTATGCTTAATCCTGTGCGCTTCGATCTCATCCTTGGTCCAGTAGACCGTCTTTTCAAAGCCATTGATCAGCTTGAAATATCCGCAGTATCCGATTACCTTCTCGCTTGTGGCACCTTCTAAATCCAGTTCGATTTCTTCGGTCAGCCGGTTCCACTTAATGAGCTCACCTTCATGAACAGCGATGACGTTAATTGCTTTATATTGACCAGTCCGTAATGCCAGTTGAATGTACCCCTTATAACCAAGCTGGAACTGTGCTACCTTATGGCCTTTCTTACTGTCATAAAATGGAACGATCCAGGCATAACCTAGGTTTTTGTCAACTGGAAGATCAAGGCTTGCTGCGACCATTGCACTTGAAATAATACTCATTGGCTCGGCGGCCTGAATGTTCGGATCACCGTTATAAAGGTTGAGCAGAGAAGACATAAATTGTGGTGCCTTCTTGTCCAAAACTTGTTCAAACTTTTTTTGCATCGTTGGGGTATTGAGCAAAGCTTTTAACCCCAACGATTGAGCAGATACTTGTTTGGTTCCTTCCTGTTTACTTGCAATTTGGTTTTTTAGCGCTGCATTTGTTGCCATTATTTTTCCTCCTTAACCGCAAGTTTGCGGAATGATGTTTCTTTAATAACTTGCTGGTGAATATCGGGGAACTTTTCCCGTAATGCTTTGGAATCAACGCGTTTCTGTACCTGCTTCTTCCAAGTGACGATATAGTCGCCAACCCGGCCAATCTCCGCTTCTTTCAGCTCAGCTTTAAGTTTGTTTTCAATCTCAGTTTTCGCAGCTTTAATCAGCTTCTCGTTTTCCTTGATTTTGAAGTATTCTTCCAAATAGGCATTGAAATCTTTTGGAAGAACGATCTCTTTATCAGGATCCGATTTGGCATATTTTTCGGCCAGATACTTCTCAGCCGCGCTGCTTCCGTCCAGTTCAGGGGCAACTCCGGCCAGCACATTGTTTTCCCAAAAATCCTTTTCAGCTTGGAAAATCATGCTGATCAGTTCATCGTCGCGTTCGATTTCTTTCCATACGAACCGATTCCCTCCGATCAGCACGGCAATATATCCTTTTTCCTTGCCGGTAACGCCCAGATAGTGCTGGACTTGGACAAGGTAAGAGGCTGGAACCTCGTCACCTGCCCACTCTTTTGCAAGGTAAGCGCTGGCCGTCTTGCATTCAAGTACGGCCGATTCTCCAACTACCAACCTATCGACATTGGCACGGATAAAAGGATAATCTGGATGGCTGTACATAAAGTTTGACCGGCGTACCTTTTTATCCGTTCGTTTTTCAAACTCTTTTGCCACGACATTTTCCATTTGGTTTCCCCAATAGATCGCTTCACTGTCGCCTTCTTGGGGCTCGACCTGGCCAGTCTTTTCAAGCCAGAGTTCGAAAGGCGTCTTGTATTTATTCAAGCCAAGGATGACGCCGGCATCACTACCGCCAATCCCCTTGGTGCGAGCCTGAAGCCATTCATGCCGGCTCATTTCTTTTGTGGGAATAGCGTTTTGATTCATCGCCATGCTTCTTCACCTCTTGATAAAATTTTCAAAGACCGATAGAATTAAGGTGTAGTCTTATTTAAAGCACCTTACTCCCACGGCAATGGAAGTTTTTTATTATGCCGTGTAAAACTTTGCGTCGTAGAGCTCAACCAAAAATTTTTGAAGATTGTCTTGTAAAACAATCTCCCCATCCATTTCAACCACGTCGTCGCCATAAAAGATTTCATCACCGAAGTAGTCATAACCGAAAAGCTCCGGCTCATTATTTTGCAGATATCCAAATCGACGCACTCTGGTAATATCCGGGTGTTCAATTGTGTTAATCATTCGTAATCATTCCTTCCTGGCTTAAGTCAAGCATGTAATGCTGTGAATACGAATCTTCCGTTTCACCGTCGAAAACAATTCCGTACTTGAAGATAGAAGCATCATCATTGAAAATCGTTTTGCTCTCCCCGTTCATGAAAACTGAGATATGGCAAATCTCACCATTTTTATACCAATTAATCGAATGGATTTTGAATCGTTTCCCATTCACATTAAGCACTGGCTGTTTCACTCTTTTCACTCCTTCCAGCTTGAATTGCCAAACACAACAATATGTGCTTTTCAAAACGATTCAGTTTAAGCCAATCACCTGTTTTAATTTTCATTGATTCGCCCCTTTCCGCAGCCTGTCTCATCAGCGCCGGGAGGCTATCTCCGGCGGACTAGGCGATCATTGCGCCTAGTTTCGACTTAATTTCTTGCCTGTAATCAATTAGCCTGCTATGGTTGTAATCTTTGATAATGAGAAGCACGTCTGTGGTCTCAATGAACCATCCGCACTTGCAACCTAGCAGCTTTTTCCAATGATGATCAACGCTTGAATAGTTAGTCAGTTTTTTCTTCATTTAACACACCTCACTGTGATACAATGAAAGAGTAAATTACATGCGTGAACGTTATAGGCAGTTTGAAGCGCCAACTTCTTACTGCTTTTCTTTTTTCCTGATTTCAACCAATCCGTTGACAATTGCTTTAATGTAAATGTCATGAAAAGCTTCATCGTCAACGTTGATATATTCGGATAGTGACTTCAGAATAATTTCAGCCTTTTCGTAAATATTCATTTCAACCATTCCTCTAAAACCCATCTCCCAATGATTATGGCCGGCAGGAACAACCCCATGAAAAATAGCTCACCCATTTTGTTGGCCACCCAAAAATATAATTTTGTGAATATCAATGCCTTTTTCGATCAACTCAAAGATCATGGCATTGATTCGGTCCTGTTGAACTTTCCGCTCCTTCAGTCGCTTAAGTTCTGCAAGTGACCGGTTGAAATCAATCATTCGCATTTCTGCCATGTCGATCTGCCCAATTTCCAGTTCAGTTTCAGCGAGATGCAGGCAGGTTTTACAGCATTTGTAATGTTCGATTGCCTTCGGCAAATCAGCCGGTAGAAAATCTTCTTTGGTAATCATCAAACTCTCCTCTCACTTCTCAGTTTTTTTAGGACTTTCTTCGATTCTTCTAAAACCGAAAGTCCGTAGTCTCTTTCCAACACCATGAGCAGGTTGTCAATCGCCACCCGCGCTTCAATGAGCTCGTGCATCATGCGACGGACATTCTCCCGCTCGTCCTTTGAACACACATTTGGCGGCTTTACCAAGGAAACTTCATTGATGATCCTGATAACATCTTTTACCTCTGCTTCCGTGATTTCTTCAAGTACCATTCGGTGCCGTTCGACGTATGGACCGCCCATAACCGGGCTAGCGAGGCCGTCCGAAAACTCGTGCAGGATGGATGCCTCAAACTCATAGTTTTGGTAGATCTGCATGGCCCGGTGGGCAACATCCTTGTTCATGGTCCTCTCCCCTTTTCGCTGTTTGTTAACCGATTCGTATGATTGATAAGTGTCCTTCGCGATCTGTTTCTGTGTTAGCCCATCTTGTTGCAGAATCGCCAAGGCTTCTTGCACCTTTGCGGATTCTCTCATCAGTTTTCCTCCTGTACAAAGTTCTTGTTTATTCTGGACATCAAAAAAAGTAAGATAAAACTAGAACGATGCAACACTGTTTTCCTGGGCAGCAATCCAGTTGTCGATTGATTCACGTGAAAAGAAGATGCGTTTCCTAACTCGGAAAAATGGGATCTGCTTTTCACGGACCATGGTATAAATCGTGTCTGGATGAACCCCTAAATAGGTTGCAACTTCCTGGACTGTTAGGGTGTTGTGACGCATTTTAGACCACCGCCTCAAATTCTTTGATCAGGAGTTCGGCGATTTTGATTTGACCTTTGCCAGTAATTAAAGGTGTAAGCTTCTCAACATCACCTTCTGTTCGGCTGACAATAGTTGGTTTTACAACAAACAATCCTTGTTCCAGATAAATTTGTTTAGGATTGTTATGTTCACGTCCTCCAGAAATGAGATATCCATGGGAGCGCAACCACTCAAACAGCTTGTTTCGGCCAATATTGATACCGTGCTTGTCATAAAGCATTTTGGCAAAAGCCCCAATGCTGACTGCACCGGTTGAGTTTGACACGACTTTTCCAAAGCTGGTGTATGGGAGATCAGCTCTTTGTTGTTCAATGACCCGGTTGCGTTCTTGCTCGGCCTTAACCCGTTTTGCCTTTTCTTCTTTGAGATTAGTGAGCAGACCAATTAAGAAATCCGGGTCACTGATTGTTTTTTCGAGCGTTTCTGGTGTCATATATGCGCCATGTTTTCGGATGGACGGGATAACCTCGTGGGTAATCCAGCGTTTGAATTCTTTTGCTTCTGGTTTGCGGCTTTTAAGAATGACTGAATACAAACCAGGCTCATTAATAATTGTCATGTGTTGCTCGCCGCCAGGGGTGTGCACAATGTGTACCCCCTTTTCATCTTCATCCAGAATGCGTGTCATTGTTGGTGTATGCTCAAAACCCAAAATAACTGATACATCTTTTGCGACAAACCAAGGTTCATCTCCTTTTAAAATGGTGCGAACTTCATTCTGTTTAAAGTTGAAAACTTGTAATGAGTTCAATTAACAAACCTCCTTTGCTTTTGTTGCTGATTTAGCAACGTTTTTTATAAAAAAATCTGATACACTGCATTGCAGTAGCTTGGCTAAAATGGGCAGTTGATTTGCCCTTAACTGATATTCTCCCCTTTCGTATTTTAAATAGGTTGAGGCATTCCTGAATCCTAATCCATCCGCCATATACTGAAGTGAAAGATTGAGTTCTTTCCTTCTTTTAACAATGAACGCAAGGTTAAACTGTTGCATGATGTCCTCCTTTCTTGTTGCTATATTAACAACTTGTCTCTATTATAAGTTGTTATTTTGGCAAAGTCAACATTTTTTTGTTGTTATTTCAGCAAAAAATATGTTTCTAAAACAGAAACATGATAAAATATTATTGCTAAAACAGAAAAAAGCGTGGTGATACCATGTCCGAACCAGGTCAGATTATTAAAAAACTAAGGGAACAGAACAACTGGTCTTTGAGGGAAGTTGAAAAACGAATAGGAATAGATTATTCGGTGATAAGCAGAATTGAATCCGGTAAACGTCCGTTGAAAGACCAAGAAATAAAAGCGTTTGCTGATTTATTTGGAGTAACGACTGCTTACATATTGGGTGAAGAGGACAAGGAAATTGATGTTGCTGGAGAAAAAATCACATTGGATAAAGATGAATATGAAGTTTTTAAGGAATTATTGAAACATCCATCATTATTCCATGATTTAAAAAAAGATCCCGAAAAAAACGTAAGGCACTTGATAAAATCTTATGAGTTATACAAGAAATATGTAGAGGAAGCATTAAAGGATGATAATGACTATTTAGAATGACATATCCGATTTGAGGTGGAACAATGAGACTTCGACAATTTATTTTAATGAAGAAAAAAGATTTTTACGAAGAAGAGGCAAAGAAAATATTGAAACATGTTCAATTCAAGCATCCGTCTGAAATTGATCTATTTACACTATGCGATTTATATGGCATGAAAATAAATCACATCAAGGAACCATACAGTCGATCCTGGCCTATTAAAGATAAGCGACGGGGCCTTATTGAATTAGGGACATACAAAAATGAAATTGTCGAAAGACAAATTCTTGCTGAAGAATTTTCTCATTTGTATCTACACTATTCAAACGAATTGCTGATGAACGAATATTCACTGAATAAAACGGAACTGCAGGCTTTCAAATTGGCTGCAAATTTATTAATGCCGGTTAGCTGGATATTAAAAGCTGATGTTTCTCAACATTATAATAATCGTCAAATTTTAGCTGATGAACTTGCGAAAGAATATAATGTGACGGTTGATTTTGCTTTGAACCGCTTAAATTTATTGCAGGAAACTTGTATTTTCAATACAGATTCTGATGAATTACGTGAGCTACAACCAGATCCAATATTTTATAGAATTCCAAACGTAAAAAAGCAGAATTTAGTAATCATGGCTAACGGCAAGGAACAATTTTCACTGTAAACCAACTGGAAAAACTTATAACTCGAGGCGAATATATATGAGAAAAATTGTTATTTCATTAATAACATTATCTGTAATTTTATCATTAATGGGCTGCGGCAAGCCTCAAGCTCAAGCGCCTAAGCGCCATGTTAACTATATTGCGCCAACTGAATATAAAAATTTGAAAATAGGAATGACAAAAAAACAAGTGATTAAGGCAATAGGGAAGCCAACGAAGAAAGACCCTAATAATAGCAACATGTGGTATTACAGCATTAAACATAAATTAGCAAAAGATTCTTATGTAATTCTTACATTTGACATGAGTGATGATATTAACTCAAACGCTTATGTGTTGATAAGGAAAGAGCAACAGGGACTTTTGACAGCTTATGACACTTCTGTCGATCAATTTACTGGTAAAGATACAAATGATAAATCAAATACAGCTTCTTCCGATTCCAGCTCGGATACAGTCGAATCAGATACCATGAAAGGAGCATCCAGCAGCTCCGAGTTAAAATTAGCCGCTAAAAAAGCAGATAAAGACAATGTAAAAACAGCTTATATAAAAGATAAAATTGCAGTGATCGAATTCAAAGATGAATTTGAAACGAATGAGAAAACCATGCTCCAGAATTTCGCTTTATACAGTACTCGACTCATGGAAAAAGAAAAAAATAATCCGAATGTAAATGGATTTGCCTTTATCCGTGACACGACATTTGAAGACAATAAAGGAAACAAAACTACAGGAACAGCAATTATTGCTTATTTTACAAAAAAGGATGCGAATTCGATTTCTTACGGGAACTTTCGGAATCTTGTCGATCTGAACCCATATAAGTTTTACAAAGTGGCAAGTGGATATTACATCAATCCGGCAATTTACAAAGATGTAAAGCCATTTATGCATGGTTTATCTGCATATAAAAATTCAAGTGACTATAAACTATCCAATGATTTTTCTAAGGAATTGGCATCATATTAATTTCTATCTTATATAAATTGTAAAATGAGCTAAGGGGGAAAAATGATGAAAAAAGGAAGTCTATGGTGCTTGGGTGTTCTTGTTGTTTTGTTCATCCTTTCGGTAATTGGTAAATATTTATATGGTTTTTTTCTATTACTGTCACTCGCATGTTTCTTTTTATTGATTGCCGGTTTGTTTGAACCTAAACTAGCATTTTGGTCTAAGAAAAAAACAAGAAAATCCGCTGGTATAGGTTACCTTATTTTAACAATTGTTTTCTCTGTACTTTTTGCAATTTTTTCGCCCAACCAAGATGTAGCAACTAAAGATAATAAGGCAAAAACAGCTTCATCTGAAATTAAAAAAGAAGAAAGTAAAAAGAGCAACATCTCTGCTAAGAAGGCAGATGATGGTAAAAAAGAGGAAAAAAACAAGCAAGCAGATGAGAATAAAAGGGCAGATGAGCAAAAGAAAGATAAAGCATCTGTGGCCGCAGGCACCACTGCCGCAGTAAGTACTAAAAATAAGCAATCCAAATCCAATAATACCAACAAGCAAAAAACAAGTGCTACACCAACCAATCAAGAGCCGGTAACACTAGTTGAAACTGTTGATGGGGATACCATAAAGGTAAACTACAAAGGTAAAACCGAAACAGTGCGTTATTTACTTGTTGACACGCCAGAGTGTTCGCAGCCATGCCTAATGTCGCTATCGCAAGGGGTTTTGACATTTATTTTGGCGGGAGATATTTTAAAAAAGAGCCGTCAGCTCTA